ATGATGTAATGGATCAGGATGCAATTATTGCTTCTGCTTTAGATATCATAGCTGATGAGTCTTCTCTTAAAAATGATATGGGGGAAGTATTATCTATTAGGTCTGCAAATGAAGATATACAAAAAATATTATATAACCTATTTTATGATGTATTAAATATTGAATTTAATTTATGGTCATGGACTAGACAGATGTGTAAGTATGGTGATTTTTTTCTAAAACTAGAAATTGCAGAAAAATATGGAGTATATAATGTTATACCCTATACAGCATTTCATATAAGCAGAGAAGAAGGATTCAACCCAGAAAACCCAGCAGATATAAGATATAGATACTCTCCAGATGGGATAGTAAACAGTAACTCAGGAATGTATAGAGTACCAGGTCAAGACCCAAACAATTCTCCTGGTGTATATTTTGACAATTATGAAATGGCTCATTTTAGGTTAATTGCAGATGTTAATTATTTACCTTATGGACGTTCTTATATTGAGCCTGCTAGAAAATTATTTAAACAATATACATTAATGGAAGACGCGATGTTAATTCATAGAATTGCTCGTGCTCCTGAAAAACGTATTTTTTATATGAATGTTGGTTCTATTCCTCCAAATGAAGTAGATGCATTTATGCAAAAAACTATTTCCAATATGAAACGTACCCCACATATGGATGAAAAAACAGGGGAATATAATTTAAAGTATAACATGCAAAATATGCTTGAAGACTTTTATATTCCAATCCGTGGAAATGATACTACAACTAAAATAGATACAACACCAGGGTTACAGTATGATGGTATCCAAGATGTAGAATATTTAAGAGAAAAATTATTTGCCGCACTTAAAATACCTAAAGCATTTTTGGGGTATGAGAAGGACTTAGAAGGAAAAGCTACTTTAGCTGCTGAAGATATTAGATTTGCTCGTACTATAGAAAGATTACAAAGAATAATGGTATCTGAGCTAAATAAAATAGCATTAGTACATTTATACACCCAAGGTTATACAGACGAATCTTTAACAAATTTTGAAATTTCATTAAATTCTCCCTCAATTATATTTGAACAAGAAAGAATGGAATTATTAAAATCTAAAGCTGAATTAGCTGCATCTTTACAGGAGCAAAAATTAATTCCAACAGATTGGATTTATGATAATATATTTAACTTTAGTGAAGATCAGTATGACGAGTATAGAGATTTAATAAGAGAGGATGCTAAACGTAAATTTAGAATAGAACAAATTGAAGCTGAAGGTAATGATCCAGTTGAAACAGGTAAATCTTATGGTACTCCTCATGATTTAGCTTCATTATATGGTAAAGGAAGAATGTATTCAGACCCAGGTAATGTACCTGCGGGATATGGAGATGATTTAGATTTAGGAAGACCTAAAGATTCTATAACTAAAATAGGAACTCAAGATTCTAATTTTGGAAAAGATCGTTTAGGGGTAAAAAGAATGAAAGACACTGATAAAAATGATTCATCAAATAGTAGAACAGATACAAATAAAAGTGGGTTAGCTTTAGAATCTGCTAAAACTACATATATGAAGAATAAAGATATGTTTAAAAAAATTAATAAGAAACAACTAGTGTTTGAAAATAATAAAACTAATAGTAAACTATTAGATGAATCCCAGTTGAAGGAATAATACTTTTTACATATTTATAAATAAATATATTTTTTAATGAAAATAAAACATTCTAAGTATAAAAATACCGGAATTCTTTTTGAATTACTGGTACGCCAAATCACGGCAGATACTTTAAAAGGAGGAAACTCTCCCGCTATCAATATATTAAAAGAATACTTTATAAAAACTTCTTTAGGTCGTGAATATAAACTGTATGAATCTATTTTAAAATCTAAGGTTTTAAATGAGGGAAGAGCTAACATGGTAGTTACTACTATTTTAGAATCATCCCAAAAGTTTAATCGTTCTACTTTAAAAAAACAAAAATACAACCTAATTAATGAAATTAAAAAACATTATGATTTAGATGTTTTCTTTGGTTCAAAAATTATAGACTATAAAGAATTAGCAGCTTTATATACTTTAATTGAAGGATATAATATAAAAGATTCTGTAGATACTGAACAATTAATTAGTAGTAAAATTACCTTATTAGAACATCTAACTAAAAAGGAAGTAAAAGCTAAAAATATTAAAGAAGATATTTTAAAAGAATTCTCAACTTATGATAAAGATTTAAGAATTCTTACTTATAAAGTAATATTAGAAAAATTTAATAATAAATACCAAGATTTATCTTCTGAACAAAAACAAGTTCTTAAAGAATTTATTAATTCTGTTGATTCAACCCCAGGATTAAGAAGTTTTTATAATACTAAAATTCAAGAATTAAAGTCTATTTTAAATAAAGAATCAAAAAATATTAAAGATAAAGTTATCCAAATTAAGATAACTGAAGTAATTAAATATTTAGTTGAATTAGATAAAACAGCTAAAGTTGATAATAATAATTTAGTTGACTTGTTACAATATTATGAACTTATAAAAGAAATTAAATTAGCAAATGGGGTTCAAGTATAAACTTAAAGAAGTAGAGAGAAAAGTTGGAGATGTTAAAGTTGTAGATGGGGTAAAATCTGTTGTAACTAATATAGACCCTGAAACCAAATCTGTTACTTGGAAAATAGATTATGTTCCCGCTCTTGATTCTACTTATAAAGAATTTGATGAATTAAGAAAATATATTACTAAATTATCTCGTGATACTAAAGATAATATAATTGATAGTATTGCTGATGATGTTAGGGAATTATTTAACCAATATAGAACTCATCTTAGAAAAAATTATTCTGAAGCATATAAAAAAATTATTAGAGAAAATAATATAGACGAAAGAGTTTCTTTTGATGATATATTAGATTTAAGAGCTGATAAAGCAGATTTAGAAGATAGAATTTCACAATTATATAGAGATATGGAGCAAGAAGCTGAACCAGAAGGTGGGCCAATTGCAGACAGATATGGTGATGAATTAGAAAAATTAGAAGCTAAATTATACAGAATTAGTAAACAAATCAATGACTATGATATGAATGAATCAGTAGTTACTGAATCTAAAGGTGCTAAAAATTATTTTGATGATTTAAAATTTAATTACCAAAAAGCATTTAGATATTTAGATGCTGATGAAAAAGAAGAATATAAACAATTAGCTAAAGATTTCTTTTCTAAGTTAAATGAAATGTCAACATCAGGGGGAGCAGGAGCGTATTTAACGAAGTATGCTTTTAAATTACCTAAAAAGCAAAAAAAAATAGTACCTGAAGGAGTGGGTGCTACATTAGGTCCAGGCCCTAAAGCAAGTGAAGAAGGAGTAAAAGATAATGCATATATAAAGCAATTTAAGTATAAATTAGTACCTAAAGACAAAAATGGAAATTATGTCCAAAAAGGTAGTGGTTTAGAGGTAAAAAACTTTTAATATGTATAATTATAAATTAAAAGAAGATAAAACAAAAAAATTCCATGATGAACGAATTATGGTTTTTGATGATTTAGAACTTAGATTAGATAATATAAAAAAATTAATACGTCAATCAAAAATTGAAACTATAAAATATTATAGAGAAAACCCTACAAGTTTTGCTGTATTTAAACCCACAGATTTAATTGGGGACTATATAAAAGATATTGAAACATTATTATAAAAATATGAAAAATTCAGAAAAAATATTCGAATCCGTAAAAAAAGGATTAATCAATGAAAATCTAACAGGATACGTAGATTTACAACCTATTAATAATTTAGAATCTTCTCCAAAAGAAAACTTTGAAAATAAATTTGCTGAATTTCTAGCAGAAGATAAAAAGAAAGATGATGAAGCTGTAAAAGTTGAAGAAAAAAAAGTTTCTAAACATGTTGAAGAAGTAGAATCTCATAACTTTGATTATAAAGACCCTAAAAATTTAGATAACCAAATTGGTCAAGAAGTAATGAATGGTGTTTATTTTGAATCAAAACAAAATCCTGATAAAACTATTGAAGAAATAAAAGAAATAGTTTCTAAAAATTTAGCTAAAGATGGTCAGTATTATATAAAAAATGCTGCTTTTGGTGTTGAAGGTATTGGATATCAAGAAACTGAATTAGAAGAAGTATCAGGTAAACATGCTTCTAGTGGATATTCAGATAAATTAAAAAAAGTAGTTTCAGAATCTTTAATGGGAGGAAATGTAGTATCTACAGGTAACCCAAATTCAATATCTGCTCAACAAAATGAAATAGTAAAAGAAATTGCTGATGAAGTAGATGAAAGCTATGATGAATTTCAAAGAGATGATAAAGGTGCTAAAGATATAGATAAAAAAGATAAAGGTGAAGAAGATGCATATGGTGCTGGAGTAGCTAAAGGAGAAAAAATAGAAAAGAAAAAAATGAAAAAAGAATCAATTGATTCTAAACTAGCAGAAATAGGTAAAGAAGCTGAAGCTGTAAAGTTAGAAGCCCAATTAAATTATTTACATGATCATATTGCTGAAAAAGTTGATAGAGTAAATTCAATTAATGAGGATGAAAATCTTCAAGAATTAATTGATAAGTCTAAAATGAAACAAATGCAGAAAGAAATAAAGCTTTTAGAAAAAAGAAAAGCTAAAATGGAAAAGATATATGAAAAGATGTGTGGTAAAAAATACCAAAAAGAAGAAATTGTAGATGAAGAAATGGTTAATGGAGTTGAAGTAGAAGAAGTAGCTTTAGAAAATGAATAAATCCTTATTAATAGAAGTAAATACTTTTAAGGTTAACCCTCTTCAATTAACAGAAAATGTTAATAAAAAGACGGGTAATTTAATGGTTGAAGGTGTATTAGCTACAGCCGAAGTTAAAAATGGCAATGGTAGATATTACTCTAAAGGTTTATGGGATAGAGAAATGGATAAATATAATGAATTAATCCAAGAAAGACGCTCAATGGGAGAATTAGACCATCCCGAATCCTCAGTTATAAATTTACAAAATGTATCTCATTTAATCTCAGATTATTGGTGGGATGGAGATAATGTAATGGGTAAAATAGAAATTTTATCTACTCCTTCAGGAAACATATTAAAAGAATTAATTAAAGCAGGTGTAACAGTAGGTGTTTCATCTCGTGGTATGGGTTCATTAGAACAAAATGGTAATGTAATGGAAGTACAAGATGACTTTGAATTATTATGTTGGGATTTTGTTTCAACACCATCCAATCCTGGTTCCTTTATGCATACCTTAAATGAAGGTAAAAAAATATTTACATATGATTATACTAATGTAAATAATGTTATAAGAGAAATCCTTTGTTCTAAAGGTTCTTGTCCTATCTGTTAATTTTATAAAATACTCATATACGTATCATCATAATATGCCATCTCTATATGGTATTAAATAAAGTATAACTTACCCTATTACGTTTCTAATAAACGTATTTCACAAACAAATTTTGCGATTATGTCAAACAACAGAGATTTGCTTAAAGAAGCAATTGCGGATGCTAAAGCTGTAAAAGAAACAGCAATAGCAAACGCCAAAGCCGCTTTAGAAGAAGCTTTTACTCCACATTTGAAATCTATGTTATCTGCTAAATTAGAAGAAATGGATAAAGAAGACGTTGAAGAAAAATACGATAAGTATGAAGAAGACGACGTTAAAGAAGAAATTTCTACTGAATTAGATGAAGCTAAAAAAGAAGACAAAGATGAAGTTAAAGAATCTGAAGAAGTAGCAGAGGAAAACAAAGTTGACGAAGAAGTTAACTTAGACGAATTACTTGCAGAAATCAATGAAGACGAAGAGGTAACTGAATCTAAAGAAATCGAAGAAGCTAAGGAAGAAATTGACGAAGCTAAAGACGAAGACAAAGATGAAGTTAAAGAATCTGAAGAAATTGAAGAAACTGAAAAAGTAACTGAAGAAGAAGAAGTCGAAGACGAAATTGAAGTCAAAGACGAAGAATCAGAAGGTGAAATGGAAGATGAAGAAATTGATTTAGAGGACATGTCAGAAGACGACCTTAAAGGATTTATTGAAGATGTAATTAAGGACATGGTAGAAGCTGGAGAATTGGAAGCTGGTGAAGAAATGGAAATGGATGATGAAGAATCAGACATGGATATAGATATCGAAGTAGAAGATGAAGAAGTAGAAGTCATGGAAGAAGAAAAAGAAGAAAAGTTAGAGGAAATGGATGAAGTAAGCTGGAATGAGAAAAACAACCCTACAAGAGGAGCTAGTAAAAAAGAACTAGACCCTAAAAAGGTTGGACAATCAACTTCTGCTTATGCCGTCAATTTAGAAGAAGCTTTAGCTCAAGTAGAAGAACTTAAAGAAGAAATTAAAGAAGTTAATCTACTAAATGCTAAATTACTTTACACTAACAAAATCTTTAAAGCTAAAAATTTATCTGAAGATAAAAAATTAAGAGTATTAAAAGCTTTTGATAAGGCATCAACAGTTAAAGAGGCAAAAGTTGTCTTTGAAACATTAAATGAAGGAATAACTAATAAAGTTAGTAAATCAGTTAATGAAGTAAAAGGTAGCGCATCTAAAGCAACAGGTACAGCTCCTAGTGCTAAACAACCAATCGTTGAAAGCGATGCTATGGTTGATAGATTTAAAAAATTAGCTGGAATAATTTAATTTTAACTAAAAAAAACTAATAACAATGAGTTTACAAACTTTATTAGAAAGTGCAAACCCATATCACTCAGTACAAAGCGACGCTGCTAGACTATCTGAAAAGTGGGAAAAAACAGGTTTATTAGAAGGTTTAGGGGGATCTCATAAAAATAATATGGGAATTATCCTTGAAAACCAAGCTAAACAACTTGTAGTTGAAAGTTCACAAACTGGTGGAGGTGCCGCTTCTCAAGGTACATTTACTGCTGGTGTAGGTGAGCAATGGGCTGGTGTAGCCCTACCATTGGTAAGAAAAGTATTTGGACAAATTGCTGCTCAAGAATTTGTTTCTGTACAACCAATGAATTTACCATCTGGACTAGTATTTTTCCTAGACTTCCAGTATGGTACTGACAAAGCTCCATTTACTTCAGGAGGTTCTTTATATGGTAACGCTGGTGCGAACCCATTTGGAAACACAAACACTGGAGGATTATATGGTGCAGGTAGATTTGGATATTCTATTAACGACACATCTTCAGCTCCAGGTGCAGGAAATGTTGCATCAAGTTCTGCTGACTGGTCTGATGTTAATTATGATTCAGATTTTTCTCAATCAATCGTTGATGGAGATGTAGTATCAGTTAATGTAGTATTATCAACACTTGATTCTAACTATGATGCTGAAGCTATTAGAGCATTTAGATTAACAGGATCTAACGCTCCAACTGAAGCTCAACAATACCCACAGTTTACTAAAATTAGTGCTGATGGTAATGATATCGAGTTTATAGTAGACAAAGATAGTATCAACCCGGCTGCAGATACAATAGTATTCTATTCTCTACAACCAACTGATCAATACAGAGGTGATTTTGAAGACGGAAATAATTCTCTAAATGGAGAAAACACTCCAATCTCTATCCCAGAAATTAACGTACAGATGAAATCATCTGCAATCGTTGCTAAAACTAGAAAACTAAAAGCTGTATGGACTCCTGAGTTTGCTCAAGATCTTAACGCTTACCACGCTCTAGACGCTGAAGCTGAATTAACTTCAATCTTAAGTGAGTACATTTCATTAGAAATTGACTTAGAAATTTTAGATATGTTAATTGATTCTGCTGCTGCTGGAACAGAAGTATGGTCAGCTGTTAACAACAGATCTATTGCTCAAGATGCTAACGGTACAGTAACTGATTTAGGATTCTACAATAGCCAAGGACAATGGTTCCAAACTTTAGGAACTAAAATCCAAAAACTATCTAACATCATCCACCAGAAAACATTAAGAGGTGGTGCTAACTTCCTAGTATGTTCTCCAACTGTAGGTACAATCTTAGAATCTATTCCAGGATTTGCTGCTGATTCAGATGGTGATACTTCAAAAGCTAGTTACGCATTTGGTGTACAGAAAGTAGGTGCTTTAAATAGCAGACAAAAAGTTTACAAGAACCCATATATGACTGAAAATAAAATCTTATTAGGATTTAGAGGAGGTCAGTTCTTAGAAGCTGGTGCTGTTTTTGCTCCATACATTCCATTAATTATGACTCCACTAGTATATGATCCAGATACTTTCACTCCAAGAAAAGGATTATTAACTAGATATGCTAAGAAAATGGTTAGACCAGAATTCTATGGTATCATAGAAGTAAATGGTCTAAACTCTCTATAAGCAGTAGTTTAGATTAATTCTAAAAATTAACCCGGCCTTGTGCCGGGTTTTTTTATCTTAAAATATTTATAATTAACAGTATTTTATAATTATATTACTACTTATCTCATTATATCATTATATTGAATTATATCCGTTTTTTAACGTAGTTTTATTATTTACTATAATTTTTAATATAACTTATAATATAAAAAAACTATAATATTAAAAGCGCGCATTAACCAAATTAATAGTCACCTTGAAGTCTTATATTTATAATAATAAAAAGTAATTTAATATTTATAAATAAAACATAATATGGCAAACATACCAATTTGGCCCGGTTCCAGTTCATTTACCCCGGGTGCTGATACTCCATTTGGATTTTACGATGCAGATAGTGATTTTCAATTAGATGCAGATAAAGTTGCAAACTTTTGTGCCAGAAGATTAGGATATCCTTTAGTAGATGTAGAACTTCAAGATATAAGCTTTTATGCCGCATTTGAAGAATCAGTCACAACTTATGGAAATGAATTATATGCTTATAAAATTAGAGATAATCAGTTAACTTTTGAAGGGTTATCAACTGGAAGTAATTTAAATACTTCTATTGTAACTCCTAGTTTTGAGCCTATTGTTAGATTATCTGAACAATATGGGGCTGAAGCAGGTACAGGAGGGAATATAACTTACTATTCAGGGTCAATACCAACAACAGCATCTGTTCAAGAATATGATTTAGGACAATGGGCGGTAGATGCTGGAATAACAGGTAGTATAGAAATTAAAAGAGTATTTTATGAATCTGCACCCGCAATTGTAAAATACTTTGATCCTTATGCTGGAACCGGATTTGGATATCAATCTTTATTTGATTCTTTTGGATTTGGGGGTATGAGCCCAGCTATTAATTTTTTAATGATGCCATTAAATTATGATTTACAAACAATTCAAGCTATAGAATTAAATGATATGGTTAGAAGGTCAAATTTTAGTTTTGAAATGCGTAACAATAAATTAAAAATATTCCCTATACCAACTTCAGGAAGCCATAATATGTGGTTTGAATATATTAAAAGAGATGAAAGAATTAGTAGTAGTATAGATAATGAACCTGGAAAGGTATCTAATGTATCTAACACTCCATATGTAAACCCAACATATAGCAGCATAAATTCCGTAGGACGTCAATGGATATTTGAATATACTTTAGCTGTATCAAAAGAAGTATTAGGTTATGTAAGAGGTAAATACCAAAACATACCTATTCCAAACGCAGATGTTCAATTAAATCAAGGAGATTTAATTACTGCTGCTACTTCTGAAAAAACAAATTTAATAGAAAGATTAAGAGGATATTTTGATGAAACTTCACGTAAATCTTTATTAGAAAGAAGAGCACAAGAAGTAGAATACAAACAAACAGAATTGAAACAGGTACCTTACACAATTTATATAGGTTAATATGGCAATGTACGGAGGCTCACGGGATGTGAGTTTAATTAGAGGATTAAATAGAGAATTGTTACATAATATTGTAACCCAACAAGCAGCTTTTTATAAATTTAAATTAGAAGAAACTAAAACAAATTTATACGGTGAAGCTAGTGGAGAAAAATATTATGATGGCCCTTTCCTATTTAATTGTTTAATAGACAGACAAGACCAATCATATCCTGAAAGTGATGAAGGGGTTAATTTTTCTCAAGGTATTAGTTTTGCATTTTTAAGAGCAGATTTAAAAGATGCTGAAGTTGTACCTGAAGTAGGAGATATAATCTTATATCAAAATGGATATTATGGAGTTCAAGCAACAGTAGCAAATCAATATTTTGTAGGTAAAAACCCAAGTTACCCAAATAAAGGATCAGATGGTAGTGCAAACCCACTTAATCCAGGATTAGAAAATTTTGGTGCTAATTTATCTATAATTTGCGAAACATATTATATACCTTCAGATAAGGTAGCAATTTCACCATTTAAAGAAAGATTTTAATGGCTCAATACAGAAAACCTATACCTAAAAGCCAACGTGAATTAAGTGAAGAATCACAAAGTTCTACTGACATAACAAGAGGAAATCCTAATGCTAGGCTTAACCCTAATGAAAGTGAAACAGGTATTAATTTTAATAGATCTAAAAAGATAAGTTATAAAGATGATACAACAAAACCATTTTCAATTGGTATACAAGATTTAGATGAAGCAGTATTTTATTACTTTGAAAATGTAATTCAACCTTTTGTTTTTCAAAATGGACAAAGAAGAAATGTACCTATTATTTATGGTTCTCCTGAAAGATGGAAATCATATCAAAAAGATGGATATTATAGAGATAAAGGTGGAGCAGTAATGCTTCCTATTATAATAATTAAAAGAGATACAATATCTAAAGATAGAACAGTAACAAATAAATTAGATGCTAATATGCCTAATTTATATGCTTCTTTTCAAAAAGAATTTAATCCTAAGAATTTTTATTCTAACTTTGCAGCTTTAAATAATCGAATACCTACAAAAACATTCCATGCAGTAGCAGTACCAGATTATGTTACTTTATCTTATAGTTGTATTATTCAAACATATTATATGGAACAATTAAATAAAATAATTGAGTCTATAGAATATGCTTCAGATGCATATTGGGGAAATCCTGAAAGATTTAAATTTAGAGCTTTTATAAATGATTTTACAACAACAACAGAACTTGTTGCAGGTCAGGATAGATTAGTAAAGGGTACATTTAATATTAATCTTAGAGGATATATAATACCAGAAGTATTACAAAAAGATTTAAATTCAATTAAAAAGTTTAATTCAAAATCAAAAGTTATTATACAATTAGAAACAGTAACTAATTCTGACATTTTTGATCCAAATATTGTTAAACTTAAAGATGGTAGAACAAGGAAAAATAGAGAAGTTGAAGGTAAAACTAGTAACATAGGTGATGTAACCCCGGGAACAGAATTATTTTAAATTTATTTTTAAAATAATATTTATAATAAATTATATAATATAGATTACAAATTTTATAATTAAGATTTTAATAGATGGCAGAAAATATTAGATATATAGACTCTTTAAAAGTAGGAGCTTATGAAACAGACACACAGGGGGTCACTATATTAAATAATATTGACCATTATGTTATAACTGCTACAGGTACAGAACAAACAGTTAGAGGTAATCCTGAATTGTATTTTGACAATTTAAATTTAGGGATAGGAACCCAATCACCAGTTGCAAGATTAGAAGTAAATCATAATAATAGTGTTGATGACATTTTAATAATTAAAAATTCAGATAACAATACGGGGTTAAAAGTAAATAAAGAAGGAACATTTCAATTATTAGAATTTTCTTCATTACCTACAGCAATAACAGGTGGTGTTGCATATTCAAATGATAATTTTTGGTTAGGAGTAGTTTCTTAGTAATATTTATCAATATAGCCCAACATCAAAAAAATAAAAAATAAGATATAATGGCAACTTGGAAAAAAATACTAGTTAGTGGCTCACAAGGAGCTTTTACAGGAATAACTTCTTCAATACTAACAGATACAAATTTAGTAATAGCAGGAGCAGGTGGAGCACTAGAAAATAGTGGTTTAACTTTAAATGGTGGGGTTTTAGCCGTTGATTCAAATTCTATTACATCAACAGGACAAAATTCTATACTAACAGGTTCTTTTTCAGGTTCTTTTATTGGAGACGCTACACTTGATCTACCAGATTTAACTGAAGGGGCGGGTATTAGTGATTTTGTTTATGATGGTTCTGCTACTGCAAATATTGCAGTTTCAGGTGCGGCTTCATTAAGTACTAATATTATTACTAAATGGAGTGGAGATGCATTTGTTGATTCTTCTATAACAGATAATGGTAGTGTAATATCAGGTGCTTCTTCTATTAGTTTAACTGGAGCTTCCTCAAAATTAACAGGTTCGTTTACAGGATCTTTTATTGGAGATGGTTCACAATTAACAGGTTTAGTTACTGAATTAGGAGTTTCTGGTTCAGATGGTACTGGTATATCTATTAATATTTTAAACCAAGATTTAACAGTAGGAGGTACCACAAATGAAATTGAAACTACATCTGCTGGTACTACTTTAACAATTGGTTTACCTGATGATGTAACAATCGGAAGAGATTTAACAGTTGATAGAAATTTAGTAGTTAAAGGTACAGCTTCTTTCCAACATACTGAAGATCTAGACATTGCAGATAGATTTATTAGATTAGCCTCAGGTTCTACAAGTGCAGGAGATGGTGGTATTGTTATCCAACAAACAGATAATACAGATGGAGAAGCTTTTGCTTTTGATTCTGCTCAATTACGTTGGGGATTAACAAGTTCATTTGATGCTTCAGAAAATGCATATACTCCTGATGCTTTTATGGCTGCTGTAACAAATTTAGCAAGTACAAATCCTAATACAAGTGGACCTGCTTCTAGATATGATAAAGCAGGTAATATATATGTGTCAAGTGGAGATGAATCTATTTGGGTATATTCATAAAAATTATTAAAATAGGTTGTTTAAAAAAATAAAAAATTGGTTTATGTCATTTAAAGCAGGCAATATAAATATAGGAGGAAAACCTATAAAACAAGATAATATTATTGAAACCTCAGAAAGCTCTAAAAGCATTAAAATTGATGTAAATCAAAGTGAGTTAGAACTTTTATTACTTACTATTAAAAATGGTTTATTTAGAGGAGAATATGTTGAAACTGTTTATACTCTTACTTTAAAACTTCAAAAACAACTTGTTGATTTAAAGTATGAAAAAGAAAAGTTATGAAAATTAATATAAATGATTTAGAGCTTAGAGAAATAAAAGCACTTCGTAAATCTTTAAATTTTATCCCCCTTACAGGAATTGATGCTATGTTTATAGCTTTACTCCAAACTAAAATTTCTACCCATATTTCTAAAATAGAAGAAAAAATTAAAAAGGAAGAAATTAAAAGTAGTAAGAATTTAAAAATTGCAATAGAAAACGACCCTGAAATAAAAAATTAACTTTTAAATGGGACCAAAGTCTTTCATATTTATGAATGTATTATTGGCCCGTAAGGGAAGTGGGTATCGCATTATTCGATATAACCAACCATAATGAAGTTAGTATGCCAAATTGGAAAAAAGTCATTGTTAGCGGCTCGAATGCCGAATTAAATTCACTTAATGTAGCAAACGCAGTTACTGCGTCCCTATTTAAAGGAAATGGAGCAGACATAGTAGGAGTTATTTCTTCTTCTTATGCTTTAACCGCTTCTTTTGCCTTTTCAGCCTATAATTCAGATAGGTTAAATAACCAATCAGGTTCATATTATTTAGATTATGATAATTTTACAAATATTCCTGAGGGAATAATATCAAGTTCTAATTTTCCAAATGGAGTAGTAATTACTGGATCATTACTAGTATCACAATCTGTAGTTGATTTTACAGATGCAACTGCTATATCAGGTTCATCATTTTCTGGTTCTTTCTTTGGAGATGGTACTGGTTTAAGTGGGCTAGGATATGGAGATACTAAAAAATTAAATCAAACAGTTCCCGCAACAACTTGGTCATTCTCTCATAACATGAATGAACAGTTTCCAACTGTTACAGTATATAACGCTTCAAATGATGTAATACAACCTTCAAAAATTGAAGCTCAAGACGCACAAACTTTAAAACTTTACTTTGGTTCTGCAACCGCTGGTACTGCGGTAGCAGTAGTAGGAGGAACTGCAACAACTCAAGAAGCAGGCTTTAATAGAGTATTTACTCAATCCACAGTAGCTACTACTTGGTCATTTGAGCATAATCTAGGAAATAGATATCCTCAATTATCAGTATTTGATTCAAATGGGGAACTTGTTTCTCCTGGTAGAGTAGAAACAATAGATCAAAATAATTTAAATATATATTTTGATTCAGGACAATCAGGAATAGCTACAGCTACTGTAGGCGGTACTTCTTTAACAGCATCATATGCTGAAAGTTTAACAATTAACGGTACTTCTCTAACTACAGGAGAAAATACTGATACAGATACAGGTACAGAAACTATAATAACAGTTTCTACTTTAACCCATGATAGTGCATTTTTTGATTATGTAGTAAATGATGGGACAAATTATAGAGCAGGAACAGTAATGTCAGTATGGGATGGTTCATCAGTTCAATATAATGACAATTCAACATCAGATATAGGAAATACATCAGGAGTAACAATGTCTGTGGATATATCAGGAACGGATGCTAGATTAAGAGCAACAGTAACTTCAGATAATTGGGACATAAAAACATTTACAAGAGCATTATAACATGAAAATATTTGATCCAAAATTAACGGGTAGTATAGAAATACTTAATGAGATAACAGGTGATGTTACTATGAGTGCTAACCTTTTAGTAGAAGGTAATCTATCAGGAAACATTACAGGTTCAGCTTCAACAGCTTCATATATAGAATTATCAAACGTAGATGGAAGTGCTTCTTTAGCAAGCAGAATTTTTGATAATTCCTCCTCTATTGCTTCTCTAGAAGCAGTAAGCGGTTCATACGCAAATAGTTCATCTTTTGCAAGTGACATATCTACAAATTCCTCCTCTATTGCTTCTCTAGAAGCAGTAAGCGGTTCATACGCAAATAGTTCATCTTTTGCAAGCGATATATCTGCTAACTCTGCTT